TACGAACTGACTGGTAAAGTGGTAAAGAAACTTATTACTTTAATGGTTACCCCTGGTGGAGAAGTCAAGGTGTTTGACAAAAGAAACAAAGGGGATTATATTAAGTTATTAGTTCGTTATATTAAAGAATTTGTACATTACAATACTAGGCAAGATGGAGAATGAATTAGAAAAGGTTCTAGAGAGCAAATTCTTTTGCCCATCTCGTTTTGCTCAAGAGATTGAAGAGATTGTTCATAGTTCAGATATGAACTACATTGATGCAATAGTTTATTTTTGTGAGCAGAATAATATTGATGTGGAGTCTGTTCCTAAACTGATTTCAAAACCATTGAAAGAGAAGATTAAGTACGAAGCAATGGAACTTAATTTTCTCAAAAAAACATCCCGTGCCAAATTAGTTTTTTGAATGATGCCATTTGATGCTTATCGTGAATACCTTGCTCTAAAGAATCACTTTACAAAAGATTCTTATGATTACTTCAAATATAATAAGAAAGTAAGAGCATCTGTACAGTCTTTTTATAAGAGGAAAGATCGTTTTTGGTTTGAAAAGTTTGCAAGAAATAAAACCGATCAAGAAGTAGTAGATTTCTTTGTTGCAAACTTTGTTTCCTCTAGCAATCCAGAAACAATTTGGATTGGAGAAATGATGAAGGAAGGTGAAGATAGATATCAACAATGGCAAAAGAAAGTTCAATCGCTTTCTTATATCTTCAAAGAAGAAAGTCAATCTTTGTTTGAAGAACATAAGTTTGAAGAAGTTTTTAGTTGCTCAAAGGGTCATCCTCCCATACTCAAAAAGTTCCTGAGCGGGAAAATTAGCCTAGAAACCATGGTGATATATGATAGAATATTCCTGTACGGGAATACCTTTGATAAGAAACTCAAGGACCCAGTGTGGGAAACCGTAAGTCTCAAGATTAAAAAGTATAACCCGTTTCTAAATATTGATGTATTCCGTTATCGTAAAATTTTGAAGGAAGTTATTTTAGGAGACAGATGAGTTTTTTTGATTCTGAATTTGTTCGTGCAGAGATGACTGAAATCTCTGAACTTCAAGAAGAAATTTATGGAAGTGTTTTTAAGTTTCCTTCAATGACGAAGGAGGATAAAATTCGTCATGTAGATCTTCTTGAAAAACTATTGAGCAAGCAACAGGTTTTGTATACTCGTATGAGTCTGTCTGATGATCCTGAAGCAAAGGAAATGAAAGAACGCATTTCAGACTCCGCTAGAATGATGGGACTTCCTCCTGGTGTTGACATGAATGTTATTTTTTCTAACATGACCAAAATGCTGGAAGTGATGAAGGAACAGATTGACAAAACTGGTTCAGATCTGTAGAATAACGAAGTACACAAAAGCCAAATCCGTACACAATCCGAGGTAATCTAATGTCTTTTAACGATCTCAAAAAGCAATCTTCTCTTGGTTCGCTCACTGCGAAACTGGTAAAAGAAGTAGAGAAGATGAGTACAACTTCTGGTGGCGCAGATGAGCGTCTCTGGAAACCCGAAATGGATAAGACTGGCAATGGTTTTGCAGTCATTCGTTTCCTTCCTGCTCCTGAGGGTGAAGAACTCCCATGGGCAAAAATGTATTCCCATGCCTTCCAAGGTCCTGGTGGTTGGTACATTGAAAACTCTCTGACTACCATTGGTCAGAAAGATCCTCTTGGTGAATACAACCGTGAACTGTGGAACAGTGGAACTGAAGCAAATAAAGAAACTGTTCGTAAGCAGAAGCGTAAACTGTCTTACTACTCCAACATCTATGTAGTGAAGGATCCTACCAATCCTCAGAACGAAGGTAAAGTCTTCCTGTTCAAATATGGCAAGAAGATCTTTGATAAGGTTATGGAAGCAATGCAACCTGAGTTTGAGGATGAAACTCCTATCAATCCTTTTGACTTCTGGCAGGGTGCAAACTTCAAACTGAAAATCGTGAAGAAGGATGGTTATTGGAACTATGATAAGTCTGAGTTTGGTTCCGTTGAACCTCTCCTGGATGATGATGATGCTCTGGAAGCAATCTGGAAGAAAGAGTATTCTCTTGCTGCAGTAACTGCTCCTGATCAATTCAAGTCTTATGAAGATCTTGAGAAGCGTCTGAAGATGGTTCTAGGTCAAAAGACTTCTCCTGCACAGTCTCGTGCTGTGGTTGAACAGGAAGAAGAGTATGATTCCTATCTTGAGAAACCTTCTGTTGAAAGTCGTGTTGTGGAAGAACTGGAACAGTCTTATGCTCGCTCCAAGTCCCCTACACTTCCTGTAGTTACTAAGGAAGTTGATGAGGATGAAGATGATGCTCTTGCCTATTTCCAGCGTCTTGCTGAAGATTGATCAAGAATAAAGTCTAATATTCTCTGCTCTCTTAAGGGTTTCACTCACATACTGGGTGGAACCCTCTTTATATGGCATGATCTCATCTAGGTCATTCAATACTAGATTTAGATAATCTCCTTTTAGAACAAAGATATTTCTTTTGGCATTTTCAATTTTGCTTTCGTAATCATAATTTGTAACTGGAATAACAATGTTTGTCTTTGTAATATAAGATTCTAGTCTAGAATCATAGTATTCAACACTATAATTAGAATCTACAGTAAGTCCTGCAGGAACAATTATTACTCCTGAACTGTCTATAACTTGCGTAGTTTCATAATGATGTATTCCAAATATCTTTTCATCAGATCCATACTTATTAATAAGAAAATTCTGAAATGAATCTTGAGTTAATGGCCATTCTGTCTGGACATTCAAAATATTATTTGAAAGAAGGATTAACCAGTCTAGAGTTTCATCTCTGTAAACTTCATATGCTACATTATCAGGACGATCATCTCCAATGATTTGATACTTGGTGAAGAAAGTTAAATCTCCAAAAATATCATCACGAAGTTTTCCACGTTTAAAAAGATTTTTAACAGTTCTATATTCTGATATATTTTTAGTATCAGCAGTTCTGCTGACATACTCAAAGTTTGGGACTTGGCGGAAGTATGTTGGCATCTTAGTAACCTATTTCGTCGTTTGCTAAAGGTCTTCCTTGTGTAGTAGGTGTTTTTCCAGATGCTCCACCATAATCATCTTCATAAATTGGTTCAAGTTCACTAAATCTGAGAGATAACTGATATGATGTCATTGTTTTTCTTTCATCATTATATGTCATGTATGTTCCATCTGGAGTGTAATCAACATCGCAACTTAACAGAGCACATCTTTTAATTCTATTGATTGAAGGGTGCTCTGAAAACTTTTGTCCATCCCAGTGCTGATACCTAATTGCAAAAATATTTGGAGATTGGAGAAAAACATTTGTAGGTGTCGCTTTAACTGACATTCCTTGTTTAAAAAATCTAATAATTTTTCTAACTTGTTCTGCTTCTTTTTGATCTCTTGGAGACATTCTAAAAGTGAATGCAAAAGGACGTAAAGAAGGTCCGTTAAACAGTAATTCTAAGTTTGGGTTTAGTACTGCTCCGGTTGCCCTTGATAATAAATTTTGTGTTCCTACTGCTTCCTGAGCAAAAAATGTTTTAAATGCATCTTGATATAATCCTTTTGTGGTTACTTCTCTAGCTATCACTCCCATAATGCGCGATACATTATCTCCAAGTTGAACTGCATCATTGCTTCCAATAATCTTCATGGAAGCAGCTGCTCCATATGCTTGAATAGCATTCAATGTTCCTCCACTCCAATCAACACTGTTGTTGTCAGTGATTGATGGTTGAATTGGTAAAGTTACTGATCCTTTTATTTCCTCCAAATTACGCCTATCTATTGTTCTTACATTAGATTCAAAAGAATTTGGATTTATGGTACTGCCAGTTAATCTTTTCATAGTAAAAGTTATTCTATCCTGTTTATTACTTTCTAATTCTTGTGGATAGAATAATGGTGGACCATAATCTTTTCTTACATTTTGAGATGGTATTTCTATATTGATTGGTTGCGCACTTTCTACCGCATCTCTTGCAGCAATAGTTTGAGTATCTCTTGCAACGTCTAATGGATCTCTTTGTGGTGGTGGTTGTTGTTGAACTGTATTTTTTTGTTTTGCAGATATTACTTGCGCAAGTCCTGATTGAGTATTTACTGCAAGGTTTATTAGATTATTTTGTACTGCCTCATAAAACCTACCACCACTTGTGGTTAATGACTGCTGTGCAATTGCTCCTAAAACTGGATCTCCTATTTTTGTGGGAGGGTTGGTGACAGGAATTCTTCCAGCATCGGCGTCTGCTTGACCATAAGTTCTGAAAGCATAAGTTTTTCCACCATCTTCAGTAAATCCCGCGTTAACCCATCCAGCTTGCTTAAAATTGGCAAGAGAATCTGCAGTTCCTGGAGTCCAAGTATCTCCCCCAGTTCCTGGAACTTTTCCTTTAGCAAAAGGTGTATAATATAAATCAGTTCTTGCCGTTCCTTCTATGGGTTTTCCGTTATTATCTACCTCATAAGTTGTTACTGTTCTAAAGTAAAAATTTTGGTCATCTCCATATAATGTTTGTGCAAATTGCCCACCATAGATATATTTTTTCTTATTAGCCATCAGAACTCCTCCCCAACTACAAGAGGATTAATCATCTCAATTTTTTGTGGAGAATGAGACATTTATTGATACTTTTTATCTATTTATGGGGTTCTTCTGAAGAGAGCATATGAAATATCACGTAGATCATTAATCTCGCTTTTTCTGACAAGATGCAATTGACCGGGTATTTCTTCCCAAGTATAATTTCTTGTCTGTCCCCAATGAAAATTTAATCCTTTAAATCCCCATCTCTGAACTTCAAGACATGCGATGAGTGGATGTTGGTCATATTTCATATCTGGGCTTTTTGCCTTATAAACAAAGGTATAATAATTTCCAACATCAGGTACTATTTCTATTTCTTTTAATGTATCCATAATTAAAATCATCATTTCTTCTGGATCATCCATCATCTTAAGATCATCTTTGATTCCAATAATTCTATTTGATCCAACAAGACTTGAATATTGGTTTTGATTTTCTGCCATTAGAATAGTTCTTCTTCTGTGATGACTTTAAATTGCACCAATCTATCCTTACACCATTCATCTGCTGCTTTCCATTTTGCTTGATTCACTGCATAAGTTTTTGCTTCATGAAGAAAGGATTTTGTCACTCTTGATTTTTGTTTTGGTGGTGCAGTTTGTTTCTTTGGTTTCACTTCAATCACATATGTTTTGATTTCTCCAGTTTGTTCTTTGACTTTAATAATAAAGTCTGGAAAATATCTGTGAACACGATTATCTACAGGAGAAACATAAGGAATCCAAAATTCTTCTGATCCATATTCTAAAATATTTTCGTTTAAGTCGCACCATTTCATAAATCTTAGTTCCCAACTGCTACGATACACTATATTTTGTGGATTTCCTTTATACTTTTTTGGATTTTTTGGATGAAAAAATCCTTGATGATACTTTGAATCACTAGGCATTTGTCCATCCCTTATGAGATTTATTTCTTCCAGCAACAACATGTTGTAGGCATCCAATGTTTAAATTATTTTCTTTTGCAAATTGAGTAAGATTTTTTATTTCTATTATCATTCCTTCTGGAGAAATTAATTTATATTTTTTACTATTTTTTTCTGATAATGCTTTTTTTGTACTTTCTAAGCACGGTTTTCCTTTATGTGGGCTTTCATTATTTTTAAACCATTCTTTCCTTTTTTCGCTTTGCTTTTTTCTTGTTTCTTCAGAATGAGTTTTGCCCCACATTGGATTCAATTCTCCAGTTCTTGTACTACCATACATACCATTTTTTTCTCCATAATTTGAACGAGACAATTTGAAAGATTCGTCCTTGTAAAGTTCTAATGTTATTTTTCTTAGTTTTTCTTTAGTTTCTTTTGTATGTTTCTTTCCATAAAATGGATTTAATTCACCTTCGCATCCAGAAATTCCTTCATATAATTCGCAAATTAATTCCCCAGAAGAAGAAATATTGAATAATTGATTTAATTTTTTTGAATTAAACTTTATAATTTTCTGCATCATGAATTAACGATATATTATTATATATACTTTCTGCCATTATCCTTACTACATAATATATCAAGTAAAAGTATTTATAGATAGATGTCTTCACCCAATCCATCAAAAAAAGTTCTGGCGGATTTAAAAGCATCTATTTTAAATCCATCACTTACTTCAACATATCAGTGTTGGTTTCAACCATTTAATCTGAGTGGTAATAACACATTAAAAGATTGGTTCTCTAATAGATCTGCTGCTGGATTAGGAAATTACACCGATTCTCAAGATGAATTTATTTCTTTGTCATGTTCAGAAGCATCTCTTCCAGGTTCTTCTTTAGCAACGCATGAAATTAATAATGATTATACTGGAGTAACAGAGAGACATGCTTATCGCAGACAGTATGATGATAGAGCATCATTTACATTTTATGTAGATCATGATTATGAAATAATATATTATTTTGAAAACTGGATGTCTTATGTTACCAATGAACAGATAACAAATTCAGATACTCTTGGACCTGGAGTAAAAAATCTAAATTATTCATATCGTGTAAATTTTCCAAAAGATTATCAAACATCAATTTATGTAAGAAAATTTGAAAAGGATTATACAGGAAGATCTTTAGAATATCAATTTTTAAATGCTTTTCCAATCAGCATTGATTCAATGCCAGTTTCTTATGATTCTTCTCAATTATTAAAATGTACAGTATCGTTTACTTATTCTAGATATATCATCGGTGGTTCAAAATTAATGGCAGATGATATTACTGATGTATCAAGACTTCCCAATTTTCCTGTTGGATATACAAGAGCTGGATCTGTTGATGTCAATAACACTCAAAGACAAAGTGAGTGGATTACTCCTGACGGTAGAGTAGTAAAAATCATAGAACCAATTTATTGAGATAATAAATAATCACACTGAAACTTTCTATAGGATATTATGCCTTTACCAAAGATCTCTACACCAACGTATGAGTTGGAATTGCCTTCAACTGGACAAACAATTCAGTACCGTCCATTTCTAGTTAAAGAAGAAAAACTATTAGTATTAGCATTAGAAAGTGAGAATACAAAAGAGATTACAACTGCGATTAAAAATGTAATCAAATCTTGTATTCATACCAAAGGAATAAAAGTAGAAACTCTACCTACTTTTGATATTGAATATCTGTTCTTAAACATTCGTGGCAAGTCTGTTGGAGAAGAAATCGAAGTCAATATCATCTGTCCGGATGATGGGGAGACTTATGTTCCTGTCAAAATCAGTATTGATGATATTAAAGTAGAAAAGAAAGAGGAACATACTAACAAGATTCAAGTTGATAAATCAATCGTGATGGAAATGAAGTATCCATCACTGGATCAGTTCATCAAGAGTAACTTTGATTTTAATTCTGATGGTGCAATGGATCAATCATTTGATCTAGTTGCAGCATGTATTGATAAGATTTATAATGAACAAGAGGTTTGGGCTGCTGCAGACTGTACCAAGAAAGAACTGATAGAGTTTCTAGAGCAAATGAACTCAACTCAATTCAAAGAGATTGAGAAGTTCTTTGAAACAATGCCTAAACTTTCTCACGAAATCAAAGTCACAAATCCTAAGACTGAAGTTGAAAGCACTGTTGTGCTGGAGGGACTCTCAAGTTTTTTCGCATAGCTCTAGTCCATATGGACTTGGAGAGTTACTTCAAGCTTAATTTTTCGTTGATGCAATACCATAAATATTCATTAACAGAGATTGAAAACATGATGCCTTGGGAACGAGACATCTATGTTGAATTATTAAGAGCTCATTTAGAAGAAGAAAAACTAAAACAACAGCAAAATGGGTCCTGACGAGTTAGATGATTTACTGGCAAGTATAAGAGCGGAAGGTAAGAAAGATTCCGCTCTTGCTTTGTATGAAGGTGTTCGTGAGGATGATTTAGTTGATGAGAATGTAGACGAAAGAATATTAAAGTTACTTGGACTCGATGAAGTTTTTGACATTGACTATGGAACATATGTTACTCTTCTGAAAGAAAGACTTGCAGCATCCAGAAGTTTCAGTAAAAAACTTTCCACAGAAGAAGACGAATTACTTGTTGAAGAGTTTAGAAAAGTCAAAGGAAAGGTTGGTAGATTTAAGATAAAGAGAAAAAAGATTACAGCAGAAAACATTGGCGTAACTGGTCCTGTCAAAGTTTCTACTGAAAAATTTTATCTAACATCAAAGGCAATCATTCCACAACCAGCACTTCCTGCTGGTGAACAATCGGATGATATTAAGGGTATCAGTGAAGCACTTGATGACATATTGAAAAGTATTATAGGGCAAAATAAAGCAGAGAAGAAAAAAGCAGACGAAAGTAGAAAAGAGGATGAACAAAAAAGAAGAGTAAAAAGAGAATCGGAATTAGAAAAACCACTAAAGAAAGCACTTGGATTGGTTAAAACTTTAGTAGCACCATTCCAAAGTATTCTTGATAGAATCATGCGATTTATTCAATTTACTTTGATTGGATTTTTAGTTGACAAAGTTTTAAAATGGTTTGCTGATCCTGCAAATGAGAAGAAAATAAAAATCCTTGGTAGATTCTTAAAGGATTGGTGGCCTTCATTAGCATTTGCTGCTGGATTATTCTTGACTCCGCTTGGAGCATTTGTTCGCGGAACTATTAAAATGCTGAGAGGATTTATTCCTCAAATGGTTAGATTCATGGCTGCTCATCCATTAGTATTTGGTGCTCTTGCTGCTGGTGCTGGTGCATATGCTGCTGTTCAAATGAATGAAAAGTTTAGAGCGGAGCAAAAGAAAACTGACAAAACAATAGTAACCCCCCAAGAAACTGCTAAAACAGGAAAAACTCCTCCTCCTGCACAATTACAACAAGAACAAGTTCTCCAAAGAGGACTTGGTGGATTGTTTAGTGGTGGTGGTAGAGTAAGAAGAAAATCATTCTTTGGTGGTGGACAAATACAAAAAGAATTGAACGTTAATGATATTGCTTTTGCTGATGGTGGTGGAATTAATGATGATAGTGGTTTAAGGATTAAGGGTGCTGGACCTGATACACAATTGATTGCTGCACAACCTGGTGAAATAATGATGTCCAAAAAGGCAGTTGATAAGTATGGGGCAAACTTCTTCTTGGGATTAAACAAGAAAGCGGGTGGAACTAACATTCCAAAAATGGCAAACAACATTCAACTTGTTCAAGGTGGTGGATTAATCAAAAGAAATATAAAGACATTTCAGGGTGGTGGAATAGTTGGTAATACTTTAAACTTTTTGGGGAATCTTGGTTTACCAAATACCGGAAGTGTGATGGCACCAAATTATACTGGAATGGGGTATCAAAATAAGTTTCTTGGTATTAACTTAAACAAAGTTAATCTTCCTCAAGTTCCTGGTAGACAATTTTCACAATCTGAAGTTCAAAGATATAATCAATCTCCCACTGCTCCAAGTACAATTAGAAATTGGAGTCCTTATGATCCAGTGCAAGTAAGTGTCCCTAAAACTAAACCATCAACGCCAATTTCGCAAGAAAGAAGAAGAGAGGCGGCTTTAAGAAGTACTCTCAATTTTGCTAGAGATGTGCAGAGAGTTCCTGGTGCATCAAGTGTTGGTGGTGGACTTTTGCAAGATACAATTAATCTTGGCGAAAAAGAATTAAAAAATCAACTTGAGACAGAAAGACAAATAAATCAATTGCTAGGTCCACAGTCTAGAACAATGCCTGTCGGAACACCAACAATCATTTCTAGAAGTCAAACCATTGTGCTGCCACCACAAACAATGTCAGGTAAAAAACCAAGTGTTCCAGTTAAGACAGGAACACAAATACCCGATGTTTCAATTGTTGCTATGATTCCTCATAGAGAAATTGTAATTCAATCTCTTGGAATCGGTGACTTAATGGGAGTAGGATGATATGGCAGTTATAGATTCCAAAAAATTATTACCATCTGGTAAACCCGGTGGTTCTATTGCAGAGTCCCAAAAACCATTTTTGGTTCCTGTAAGTAATATCATCTATAAAAAAGATGTTAATATATCTCAAAAACTTTTAAAACCTGCGGATAGAGAAACACAAGAACCTGGTGGTAGTCTTGTTGTTGTCAAAAAGAAAGTTTTAAAAATCAAAGATATTATTAATAGTACTTACTTAATTCAACAAAGTGAAAACAATCGTAAGAGAAAGGAAAAACAGAGACAAAAAGCAGAAGATAGAGAAAAGAAATTAGAAACTAAACCGGGAGGAAAAGTAGATTCTAATAATCTATCAAAGGTATCTTTACCTGGAACAAGTATTCTTGATACAATTAAGAGATTTGTTATTTTTACTTTTGTTGGATTTTTATTTGATAAGTATAACCAATACCTTCCTAAGTTATTAGAATTTGGAAAGTATATTGCGCCTGTCACTAAATTCATTGATGCATTTGCAAAAAATGCAATTGATGGTGTTATTAAATTTATTGATTTTGGTTATCAGACTTATGATAATGTTCGTAAGAAAATTGATGATATTGGTGGAAAAGATGCTGTTAAGACTTTTGATGAGTTCTCAAAGAATTTAAATCTTATATTGAATGGTGCTATTGCTGCATCAATGTTGATTGCAAGTACTTCGCCGGGAAAACCAGGAAGACCTGGAGCACCCGGAAAAATGCCAGGAGGAAAACCATCAACTCTTCCGAAGAATGTAAAACTTTCTAGTTACTTGGAAAGAGATCCTCAAACTAAACTGATTGAAAGAAGATATGGTAATGATGCTGCAAGAATGTATGAGGCAAGAAAAGCACAAGGAGCATCAGCAAGTCGTGCTCGTGCTGATGTCCTTAAACGATTTGAGAAATTTGGAGGACCGCAAAGAGGACTTGCTGGTGGAACAGGAACAGGTGGAGTATTTTCTCGTGGTTTAGTAAAATCTGCAAATAGAACTGCTTTAAAAGTTTTTGGTAAAGCTGGTACTAGAATAGCAAAGGGGGTTTTTGGTAGAATTCCTATTGTTGGCGGACTGATTGACTTTGCTTTTTCTCTTGCTATGGGAGAAAATCCAGGAAGAGCAGCAGCAAAAGCAGTTGGTTCTACAATTGGTGCAGCACTTGGAACTTTCATTCCAGTTCCATTTGCTGGTACTATTCTTGGTGGTATTCTTGGTGATATTGTTGGTGGAGCAATGTATGATACTTTGGTTGGAAGTAATCAAAAACCCCAAGCAAAAGCGCAAGGTGGACAAGTCAGATCTGGACAATCGGGTGTTGCTCCAACAAGAAAAATTAAGACACAACAAGCTCCACGTCCTAAAACTTATACTGCACCAAAAACACAACCAGGAAGAGATATTGGTGGTAAATTAAAAATTGAAGAACTCTATGGCAAGGATGAACCAGGAAAAAGAAGTGCATTGAGAGCACTCACAAGAAGTTCATCTGACTTGAAGAAAATGAACTCCATGCATGGAGTTACTGGTGGTATGCTGGGTGCTGGTATTGACATGGCACTTGGACAGAAGCCAGATAAAAAACTTGCAAATTCTCTTGGAAGCATGTTTGGTTCTGTAGTTGCAGCAGCAGTAAATGCAGAACTTGATTCTTCTTTTAATGATATTTCAAAAGCAATTGCCATGGCAAGTGGTGGAGTGGTTCCATCAAGAGAAATTAAAGGAGGTATGAGTATTGGTGAGAAAATTGGTAAGTACATCTCTAATGCTTTTGCTATCGCATTAGAAATTTCTGCTGCAAAAGTTTTAAGTAATTTAAATCAAGAATTGAACTTAGAAGGAGGTCCCGCTAGTGGCGTATCTCCTGGAGATGGTGGAGATGTTTCTGGAGATGCGGGTGATTTTTCTGGTAATACTGGTGCGATAAAAGCTTTTAACTACTTTAAAAGTAAAGGATATACTGCTTTCCAAGCAGCTGCTATAGTTGGAAATCTTCTTCAAGAAAATCGTGCGATGAATCCAACACTTACTAATAGTATTGGTAGAAAAGGAATAGCACAATGGGATGAAAATAGATGGTCAAGATTAGAATCATTCGCATCAAAAAATGGTTTAGATCCAAATACACTTGAAGCTCAACTTCAGTTTATTCATCATGAAATAAAAACTGGTGACGGTGGAATGAGTATACAGTCCTTTAAGGCAACTCAAAACCTAGAAGAAGCCACAATATTGTTTAGAAAAAAATATGAAAGACCTGGAGAGGCAGAAGCAAATGATTCTCAAAGAATAAGATTTGCGAGAAGTGTTCTTCAGACATCTGCGGGCGGACCAAGTTTAAGTGCTAAAGGAGTTAAAAAATTTAGTAGGGCAAATATAACCAGTTTATTCGGACAACAAGAAGGTTTCCGCAGCAAACCACATGAAGGTATGGATATTGCTGCTCCTCAAGGGACTCCAATTTCATTTGACATGGGTGGAGAAGTTATTGGAGTTTATAGAACTAATAGTGGCGCAAGAGAAGCAAATGGTGGTTATGGTACATACATGGATGTTAAATTTTCTGATGGAAAAATAGCTAGAATAGCTCACTTAAGCAATATTCCACCATCAATACAAACCGGTAGATCTTTTAAAGCAAATCAAATTGTAGCTTATTCTGGAGGTGAAGAAGGTGCTCCAGGTTCTGGAAGATCTGGAGGTCCTCACATACATCTTGAGCAGTTGTCTAAACCGATGGGAATTCAAGAGACAACAAAAGGTAAGTATGATCCAATGAAAGGTGGTTTATTTCAAAGAATACAAAGTGGCGGAACAAGAGCATCATTAGCACCATCTCAACAATCAAGAGAAATTGCATCATTACAAACTGATACTCCCTATACCGTTGTTCATGAAGTAAAAAATATAGTAATGCCATTGATGGTGGGTTAAATAGTAATAAAAGATAAATGACAGGTTCAAAAGAGTCACTACAGTTTAATAGATTTGAAATCATTGCTAATGAAGATGGAAAGTCTGTAGATCTTCGTTCTGGAACTCCTAGAATTGAATATCGTGAAAGTGTTTTTGTTCCTTATGTGACAATCACTGCTGCGATTGTTGATACTGGAAATGCAGTATCTGCAGAATCTCAAAAAGAAGCATATGGAACAATAAGTGTATTGAATTCTATCAAATGTCAAGGCACAGAGAAGATATTATTCAATATTGAGGATGGTCGTGGTAATAAAATTAAATTAGATAAACCAAATGACCTTAGAGTTGATACAACAAGTTTAGTTACTGAGTCATTCAAAAGCACTTCTTTTATTATGACTGTGGTTTCTAAGGAAGCTTATGATAATTCTCTTTTGGAAAATAGATGTAGGGTAAATTATAGTGGAAAAATATCTGACATTGCTCAAACTATAATCAAACAAACTTTAAAGTCTGATAAAAAAGTTTATGTTGATGATACTGAAAATACTTTGAGTCAGTTTGGAAACGATAGATTTCCATTTGAGATGCTTTTAGACCTTCAAAAATTGAGCATACCTAGCATACAGAATGCAAAAGGAAAGATGGCAGGTTATCTTTTCTGGCAAACTTCAGAAGGATTTCATTTTAAATCTTTGGATAAACTTTTTGATAAAACTGGAAAGACAATCAAGAGATATATTCTAAATCATAAAGTTGATAGTCAAACAGTTCCTGTAGGATATGATGATAAAATTTTATATCATAGAGCAAATAGAACAACACAAGGACTTCAACAATTTTATTCCGGTGCATTTGGAACGGTATTGGAAGTTTATGATGAAGTAACCAAAACTTATACAAAGGCAGCACCTTTCACCGCAAAAGAAAGAGGAAATGGAATTATTGCTGCAAAAACTTTACCTGTTGTTAACCCAGATTATAAAGATAAGGCAACTGTTCGCTTAGTCGCACAGAAAGCAAAGGGTCAACTTGTAATTCCTGGGGATTCAGTAACTGAACAAGTTAAAAAAACAGACAAGGAAAATTTTTCTGTAGAGGAAATTTTCCAACAAGCAAAGCAGAATTATCGTCAGAAGTTTAATATGTCTGTTGATATTATTATTCCTGCAGACTTTAGTTTACATGCAGGTGATTTAGTCTATTGTGATTTTCCACAACCATCAACAACAAAAACGATTAGAGAAAGTCCTGTCAGTAGTGGCATATATATGATATCAGATCTTTGCCATTTTGGAACTCGATCAAGCACTTTCACGGGACTTCATTTGGTAAGAGACTCTTACGGTAAGTAACAATCATGGACAGAACACTTCAACAACATATCAATGATGATCGTGACGAACTTGACAACCCAGATATTAATGCGCAACGTCGTCGTCATATTGAAAGTGAGTTAGATTCCTTAGAAAAGTATCAGGCAAATCATCCTGATGATGATCATGATCCAACACCATTAGAACTATACTGTGATGAAAACCCAAGTGCTTCAGAATGTAAAATTTATGAAGATTGAGTAATAAATGAAACCCGCACGTCAACTTAATCAAGAACTTTTTGAATATGCACTGAACAGCAATTCACAATTTAAACCACAAATTGCTCAGATTGCTGATGAAAAAAGTTATGTAGAAACAATACAGAACAAAAAGTTCACTGAGGACAGGGTTTCTCAGGATGGAACTGGCATTATTCTGAGAAGATATAAAATCAGAATATGCTCAATGCATGATGATACTACTCCTATTGAGGATTTGCCTTGGGCATATGGTCAGTCCCCAACGTCTGGATTGGGGGCAGCATCTTCACCAGCTCCACGTTATGCTGCAAACACCTTTGTAACAGTATTCCAAGATCCTGATACTGGAATTTATTATATTGACGATGTTCACCCAAATAGTGTAGGTATTCTTTCCACGACTAAAGCACCAGGATGCTCTGCTGCAAGTGGTTTTACTCCTGGATCAGCACTTTTTTATGTTCCACAAACTCATTATAAAGAAAACAGACTTGTAAATGGCGCTGAATGGTTTAATACTCCACGACCATCTGAAGAAGACAAGAAACAAAATAATTTAAATAAGGATCTTGTTTTACCTTCAAAATGTAGGAAGGTAGATACTGAAGCTATCAATAAAGAGATTGAAAATTTATTAAAGGATGTACAAAAGTTAAAGCAAGATCTTCTAGGCGAAGATAGTTTCTTGCAGACAAGTCAGAAATTTATAAATGACGTTCAGGGAAAAGTAAATGAATATTCTGCCAAGATAGCAAATCTAACTGCTTGGGCGATTCAAGAATTAAGAAGATATGTAACAAGAAAAATAAACGCAGGAGTAGGTGATGTAATAGGTAATGCTCCTTTAAGTCAGAGATACTTGATAAATGAAGTAACCAAGAATCAATTATCTCTTGTTTCTTGTTTGTTTGTTAAACTTTTAGAAAATCTTGAATCAATTATTGCTGCTATTTTAAATGCAATTCTTGATAAAATTCTAAACACGGCAGAATGTTTGATAGAAAATATAATTGGAACTATTCTTGGTCAAATTATTTCACAATTAACTGCAGCAATAAATGGTATTCTTGGTCCTATCTCCAGTTTAATAGGATCTGTGATTAGTTTTACCAGTGAGATTTTTGATTTTGTTGAGTCAATTTTGGACTTCTTAAAATGTAAAGTTGAAAATGTATGTCCCGTCACTGAAAAATGGAATGTGTTAGAAGGTGGACAACCACCTAAAGTTTCATTAGACTTTGCGAGCATACTAAATTCTGCCAAAGCAGTTGCTGATAATTTTGTTAGTGCCATTAATATTGCCGATAATTTAGACAATTTTAATTTTAATATACAACCGAATCTTAATTTAACAGATTGTTTTACTGGACCAGAATCATGTGGTCCCCCAAGTGTTATTTTTTGGGGCGGATCTGGATCTGGTGCCAAAGGTAATGCCGTTCTTAATGCTGTTGGAGATATTATTGGTGTTGATATTATAGCATCTGGAAGTTATACAAGCGCACCTGTAATTACATTTGAAGATAATTGTGGAAATGGGGTAGGTGCTTATGGAACTCCAATTTTAGGAATTACCCCAACAGCAGGTAATGGAACTACTGTCGCTGGAGGAAGTTCTCCAGGTAGTCCAAACAATAGGGGAGAATGTGATTTTTCTATATCCGAGGGTTACAATGGTCCAGGAATATATCTTGATATTTCTGATTTTCCACTTGATGGTCGTCCTCTTCCTTTTATAGTTACTATGGGAGATCTTGAGGATGATGATACCGATTATTCAATTACAATACCAAATTTAATATCTTTAGATACGCAAAACGTAACGTCTGGTTTGGCGGAGGTAGATCCTTTAAGTAGGCTTTCTTTGCAGAATCTTAGTGTTCTTTTTTCAAAACAAATTCCTGGGGAGTATATTAAGTCAAAGTCTAGTCAGAAAATATTTGGACCAATTAAATCTACTGGAGGTACATTGTATATTGGTGACGAAAAAGTTGAAGGAATTTCAAATAGTGGCACTCTATCAAATAAACATATTGTTATAGAAAATGGTGGCGATGATTGGGATGATTATGTTTATGAATTAAATTTTGCTGGGAAACCCTCTGGTTACTATGAGTTTGCAAAATTTATTCGTTTATCTGACTGTTTTGGTAAGGAGTCACCTTCTTCCCCAACTGGTATTGGAACTACTGCAACTGGTGTTAAAGAAGTTCTTATGAACAAAACTGGATATAATTATCTTCCATATCCTAACGGTTCAAAAGGAGGAATGAAGAGAACATTTGCAGATCGTTGTCAAACAATTGTAAGAAGAGCAAATGGGAATTGGGATCCTGCTTATAGTTACAAACAACCAATCAAATTATTCTTCGGTGATATGATTCAACTTCCGGGAAGAGGAGAAGTTTACATTGATTGTGATTTTGATGCAAAGAAATTGCCGGGATGTTCCGTCACTGGAACATTAACTTGTCTCAAGAGCATGGTTGGATTTGATGATGGTAAGGGGGGAACTGTATTTGATCTTGCAAATGTTAAGAGTATGGTTGGGTTTGATGATCTTAGAGGTTCAAGTCTTGAAAATACTCCTCCAATTTCTATAGAGCATCAAAAGCGTGTTGATGATTTAATAAAAACTACAAAAGCAATAGAAGCATATGAAAGAGAAAAAGTTTTAGTTGAACAAGGAAAAATCGTTGGGCAGTATCGTCCAGATCAATTTGGATTTGTCAATGATTATCCATATGCAAAAGAACTTGGATTCTCAGATCAGGATATTAGATTTTATCTTGAAGGATTTTATTCAAAACTTTTAGGGAAAAGAATTGGTCCATTGATGCAAGTTGTTTTGAATGATCCAAATTTTGGACCCCTTCCAAAATATCTAACAGGTAATGGTTATTGGGGTGTATTTGATTATGAAAACGATTATCCTTATGCGGTATCTTTGGGGTTCAGTGACCAAGATATTAGATATTATCTTGAGAACTTATATCCAGGAACCATTGCTGATGACATGCAAAAAAAACTGAATGATTCTAAATGGGGAAAAATTCCAGAGTTTTATGTAACAATTACCGCTCCAGATTGTCCCCCAGAAAATCCACCATCTGGAAATAATTATGATGTCATTCCTGAACTTGGAGATGATATTCATATTGAAGATGGTGGATTTGGATTTGGTCCAGATGACACTGCAACTCTTCTAGACTGTGCTGGAAATCCAGATGCTGCAACAAAGATTGAACTTGATATAGATCAAAATGGAACTATTATTAAGGCAAGAGTTGTTCAAAAAGGAACAAACTTCACCTGTATTCCTGAGATACGTCTAAATACTAAAACAGGATACAACGCACGACTTAAACCAATTCTTAAGTTTACTAGAGCAGCGGAAATCAATGTTCCACCTGGCACTACTGTACTCAGTGTTGTTGATTGTGTAGGTAAGGTATAATGACATCATCATATAGGAATCCAAATACTGGAGAAACCACTTCTGTTGATTATAATTCTTTTGGAACAACAGAAGGTGAGGTAAGATTTGGAGACACGACTGAAAATGACACCAAAATGGCAGTCATGATTCGTCGTATTTTCCCTCACAATTTTGCCAATTCTCATTACATTGGATTAGTTCAAAATGGAGTACTCAATGGATCTATTATCAATGTAGCTCCTTCAACATATCAAGTTGTTTGTGGAGAAAAACCAGTAGGTGGAATTGCCGGTTATTTTCTTGCAGAAAATGGTGATTTGGTTCTTCATGCGCCAAGTGGAAGAATAAGATTAATTGCTAGAGATATTGATTTGTATGCAAGTGGTAATGGAACTGATACAGGATGGATAAATTTAAATTCAAATGCTGCAATTGATGCAGAATCTCCAACAATTCAGTTCCAAGCTCAAGATGCTCTTTCGGTTGCATCTGAAAGGGACGTAAATATTAGTGTTCCTGGAGAATACAAAATATCTTGTAGGAATTTTAAAGTTCTAGAGACTCCTGATGTTTCTCCAGTAACAAGTCCATTAGGTAGTGGAGCAAATACTGCTATTCAAACTATTGAAGGATTTAAAAAACTAATTCAAAGTATTATATAAAAATGGAATTATCTGACGTTCATGTAGGAAAACAATTACAATGTAATTTTAGTGTTCAGGGAGTAACACCAAATCCTCCACTGTGTTTTGGATTTGGACCTACTGCAGTTCCTGGAACTGGATTCTTTAATGGTGGACTTTTAGTTGGAAATCCTTTCAATTTTCCAGTTCCAAACATACCAGAAGCATCTTTGATGGTTGGAAGACCTGAACCAACAGCAAATCCACTGGCAGCAGTAGCGCCATCTATTTTTAAAGTGTCCAACAAAGGATCCCTGCGCCCACCAACTCCAATTGATGTAATGCTTGGAGATCCTGGTCCAGGAATTGTTGGAATATCAATCAATTCATTATCTATTAGTATTTTTAATCAAACAAACGTATCTATTATTTCTCCATATACTACAGGAGTTGGAATTTTAAATTGGACTGGTGCCAAAACTTTGACTGGAGTAGTTGCTGAAACTGGAGCAGAAGCAAGAGCAGGAAAAGAAGCAGTTTCTGCCGCTACCGTAGATAATGGTAATAAAAGAATTAATGGTAATCTTATTGTTGATGGTAGTTTAGTTTGTAACAATGTTTCTTTAAGAGGAACTATTAATGTCCAATCTTGGAAAGAGTTTGATATACCTCACCCAACTAAACCAAACCATAGACTTGTTCACGCATGTATAGAAGGTCCAGAAGTCGGTGTTTACTATAGGGGAAGATTGAAGGATGGTAGCGTTATTGATTTGCCGGATTATTGGAGGGGGTTAGTTGACGCAGAATCAATAACTGTAAACTTAACTCCTCATGGATGCTATCAAGAATTATTTGTAAAAGCAATAGAGTGGGGAACTAGAATCGTTGTACAAAATAATTCTGGTGGTCCAATAGATTGTAGTTATATAGTATATGGAAAACGAAAGGATGTTCCTGATTTAACTGTTGAATATTATGGAACTGATATGAAAGGAGTAAAATTATGACTTTATCAGACAAAATAAAAAAAGATATTGCGGAAAAAAAGCAACAAAAATTAGATAATATAAGGTATTTTAAAGAGCAAATCTTAATCACTGACGCTTTGAAAGAAGATTATGATAGTGCTATCCAATCCGTAGATTCTGATTTGATATCAGATATTGATTTTGTAAATAATACAATCGTTGGTGTTCAATCTGCATATAACGCTAGAATTGTTGGTGCATGTAGAACTGATATGTTTTGGAGAGTTGTTGGAGTTAATTCTGCGGTAGCACCTGCCGATTATTCTTTAATAGTCACTAAATTATCAGTTGTAGGATATGGAACAACTGTTCTTTTTGTGGATTCTTCTGGAGGAATTACCACGTATTCTTCTGATACAATAGAAATTCCTGGAATAGAAGGTGATAATCTACATGCAATCAAGTATTATAACCAGCCTTATATTAAGGACATTGGAGATACAACTGTAGGTAGTTTTGTTGGAAAGGTTGGATCTGCTTCTACAATCTTGTCTGTTGTTTCTCAATCTTCATCTGAAATTGTAGAGTCCTTTAATGTCGGTAATTTGATCATAAGTTCAAAAAGTAATGTGTTCTCTGGCACAAATAATAAGATTGTTGGGTTTGGTACAACAACTTTGAGTGGAATTTCTACTACTGTTATGCAAGAAGTAGTTGGAATTGCAACCACTTCTCTTACAGTATCAACTATACTTTTAGAGTCTTCCACAGTTGGTACTGCAAGTTTGCCAGAAGCTGACGGAACTTATGTTGAGTTTACTGTTGTAACTGACCCTGCAACATTTAATAATGAGAATGATGACTTTAAATATCGAGTTGAATTTACAAAAAATCCATTTTCTCCCGAAGAAATTGGAATAATGACAAGCGGAACAATTGGAATTGGTGTCTCAATAGAATATGATAATAGTAGAAATCCGCCAAATACTCAAACTTGGAGACCAGAACTTGAAGGAACTACTAAAGATGGGGAAAAAATAAGACCCCCAAAAGTTGGTGCAGGTAGAATATATAACATCGTTGGATTTTCAAGCCAACCAACAGTGTTTGGTGTCCCTCAAAGTGAAGGATATGTTTATACAACCAATACATTGATAGGTCTTTATACTGATATAACACCTCCAGGAGCATGTGTTGGAATACAATCAGCATTAGATCAGGCAATATCCACAAGAAATAGTGCTGAGTCTGACTTATCATCTGCTTCTGGATGTATTAACACAAAAATAGGTGCTGCAAACGCACTTAGAACAGAACGATCTGACTATTCATTAAAAATATGGGGATTAAGACAATCAATTGGAGGTGAAAGAGATCGCATTGATGATTATAAAGATTTAGATGATTACGTAAATCAAACAAAGGATTCAATAGACGAAACAACAACTTGCCTGTAAATTAAAATGAAGATTAAATTAGAAAATCGAGAACTAGATTATTCTTTTCCTGGCACACCAGAAAATTGTGTCTTTCTGAGAGGTAGAGTAAAAAAACCCCTAATCAAACTCCCAGATGAATGGGAAGAGTTTGTAGATTTAACTACTCTTTCTGTTCATTTAACTTCTATCGGGGCAAATCAAAATATCATTGTGAAAAGGACTCAAGGTCTCGAGGTTCACCTGCAAACCAATGGACTTCCTGTGGACTGTTACTATTTGATTTTTGGTCAGGTGCTTGACAAAACGCTCTAAGCGCCCTATAATACTGAGGTAATCAACGGACGACCGAATGCAAGACGAGTACCTCTCACGCTGCGTAGTGGACCCAATCAAACGAACTGTGTACATTTATTCCAGTGAGGGGTCAGAAGAAAAAGTGACCTGCGAAACGGTTGAGG